CCCGACTCCCACGTCGAAGATGCGCTTGATCTTCTCGAAGCCTTCGAGCTGCTGCACTTTCTCTTTGGTCATGCCGGATTTCTTGGAGTTGAAAATCCCGACCTGGTCGATCTGCCCGTCCGGCTGGACGATGCGCTGAATTCTAGGGGCGTCGTAGATGTGCGGGATCAGGTCGATCAGGATTCGTCCTAAATGGCGGATCGAGCGCGAGAGGTTGTCCGAGTAATTGAGGGTGGCGAGGTCGCCTTGCTTCTGCAGGGCCTGAATGGCTTTCCCGGATTGGTCGGTCTTATTCTGCCCCAGGGACGGATCGAACATTCCGAGCGAGGCTTTCAGATCGTAGTCCGCCTGCTTGATCAGCATGGCGAAGGCTTCGAGCGGAGGTTCTACGGTATTGCGCTCGGGAGGCGGGAGAGGCTGCTGCTGGCCTTCCGGCATGGAGTTGTAGTAGAGCGCCGCGAAGTTCCTTCTGTTCGACTGCTCCCACATGTCTTTGAAATCCGCAATCGCTCGGTAATCGCAGATGAAAGGCGCTTTCGGGGCGAGTCCGGCAGTTTCCCATGCCGTCGAGAGCCCGTAGTTATAACTGCGCTGCGCTCCCTTGGCATTGCGCACCAGTCCCGCCAGATACCTCTTTCCGTTGACGATCTTGTCGGTGCCGAGGACGGGCACGTTCGGAATCCAGCGCCCCGGACATTCCGTCTCTTCCATGATTTCGATGGCGTTGATCTTCGCCCAGTGAACCGTGCGATTGACCACTTTCTTCACCCGCCCGCCGTCCAATTTCACCGTCTTATAGTCTTCTTCCACGTAGAAGTACTCGGCGATCCTATAGCCGGCTTCTTTGTTGGCCCAGTCCCGCTCCAGGTCGCCAGTTCCTTGGAAGTCATCGAGCCCCGCAAGTTCGCTCTCTTTGTATTTGTCTTTGTATTCCGCTTCGGTCAGGGTTTCGGTGATGAACCACCAGCGCGCGTCCGAGTAATCCGGCTCGTTCGAGGACGGGTCCACGTAATGCCGGAAGGCGTCCTTGGTCATCTTGATCTTGATTTCCTGGTCGAGGTTGGTTTCGCTGACCGGATCGACGAACTCCGTCACCACGCGGATGTAGTCGAAGCCTTTCCTCAGCATGCCGTCGTGCGCTTCGTCGTAGGCGATTTCCGCGTCGGATTGCACTTCGATATGACGCATGAGTCCCTGGAATACTTCCGCCGTTTCCTTGTCCGCTCCGTCGCCTACGGGATTGACCTTGACCGAAGGCCGCTGCTGGCGCTGTTCGTTGCCTACCAGCTTGATGTGCTGGTCGAGCCGATTCACGGTGATGACCGGCTTGCCTTCGTTGATCCGCCGGTTCGCGATGTCGGCGGGCCACTGGTTCTGCCCGACCGAGAACATGAGATCGTCGAGCGCGTCCTTGCGCACCTGTTCTTCGCCGTCCGCGGCTTGGCGGAAGCGCTCCCGCGCCAGCTTGAGGAACGCCACGGTGTCGCGCGGCTTCTTCTTATCTTCGGTGTCGCTCATAGCCCATTGCATCCGGTTCGCAGTGTCCGGCTACATCGTTCTCTCGGATCATGGAATAGTCGGGAGGCGCATCCAGCCATGGCGGAAGATCGTTCCAGGCTGTGTGCACGATGGTGTCGCCCTTCTTCACGCTGTGCACGGATGGTCCGACTGCCAAGACGTGACTCATCAGAAATACTCGCCGGTTGTCATCGTGCTCTGCGTTGTCCCCTTGTCCGATCATGTCCTGCAGGTTGGGATTTTCCCGGATCACTTGAATCAGTTGGCTCTTGAGCGTGAGCCGCTGCACCAGAATCCGGTCATGCAAGGGGCGTAAGTGTTCGAGGTAGTTCACGCCGGGCGCACCAGATTCGACTTGATCTTGCGTTCGTGCTTGGCTTCGATGGCGCGGCCCTTGCTCGTTTCCTTATTGCCCTTCATCGCTCCGATGGAGTTCATCACCTTGTAGGGAATCGCAGAGTTCGCTCCGTACTGCGCTTTGAGCTTCGACTCAAGGAATGCTGGCATGAATGCTCACTAGATTTGATTTCCGCTTGGGCTCGAACCAATCACTGCAGAACTGGTCCGATGGTGCTGGGAGCCTGTCGCTGCCGTGCCACTTGCGAAAGTATTCATTGCGGCAACTGGCCCCATCTTTGCCGAGATACTCGCAGGAACTGCAGGATGATCCGCCCCTCGGCACCCGCATCGCTGGAACGTGATCTTTGGGGTAGGTCGCATTCATCCCATCCAGCCTTCAGGTCCCGAGGGAGCATCCCAGGTTTTCGCCGGTTTCGACTTCGCCATCAGTTGAATGGCATAAGTCATGGCCGCCGCGTCTCCCAGGTCAGGCGAGGACAGTCCGCGCGCCTTCATGTCGTCTTTCTTTTCCAGTTGCACCTGGGACTGGTTGGAAAAGCCGTACTCCGGGCCGGTCAGGTCCGCTTCGAGCTCGGGATCGTCGGGAATCTGAATGCCTGCTTTGAGCGCGTCCCGCAGTTTGCCCCAGATTTCTGTGCGCCGGTTGAAGTAGGCATTGGCCTGGTTGGCCGGGTGCCCGCCGTGAAATTGGTGTGTCTTCCGTCCGTAGCCGCGCGCGATCAGTTGGTCGTAGACTGTGGCGCCGATCCCGTCCGCGTCCACCACCGTCATGTCGATGCCTTCGCGCTCGATGAAGTCGACAACCCGGTCAGTAGTCTGCGCCGTCGAGAGCCCGCGCGTCTTGAGCAGGAGCGTCATCTTCCGTCCCTGTCTGAGCATGAGGACGGTCTGATCGTCGCCGAAGCGCGCCACGTCCACCCCGAGAACCTTGGGGAACATCTCCCAGCCCGTTGCTTTGAACTTCCGGCACTTCGCCACATCGTCCGAAGGAATGAACTGGTTGATGCCCGCCCGCGGAAACTCCCCCCGGACGCGCACCCGGTAGAAATCTGAGTCGAAGCCATAGTCCTCTTCGTAGGCTTTGATCTTGAGCTTATTGGTGCCTTCGACCGTGGCCGAGTCGATCTGCCGCGTGACCCAGCGGTGCTTGAACTTGCCGAAGCAGTCCCGGAACCGTCCGCTGTTCTTGGTCGGGTTCCCGAAGGCGATCCAGATGATCTCGGTGTTTTCGTCGAGCGTGACGCCCTCGGTCCGCTCCCAGATCTTGTCATCGATCGCTGAGGCTTCGTCGAAGATGATCAGGATGCGCTTGTCCAGATTATGTAAACCCTGAAAGGCGTCCGCGCGCGCCACCGACCAGGGAATGAAATCAGCCCGCCAGCTTCCCTCCAAAGTCGGGTCCTTCGCTCGGACCGACGTCGCATACAGATCCCACCAGTCCGCATTGATCGCCATCCGGAACCACTTCTGGACCTCGGGCACGGTCTTGGTGTCGAGCTGGGCCTTGGTGCCGGCGGTGACGATGACTTTGGTGTCCTCATGGGTCGAGAGTCCCCAGCACAGGATCATGGAGATCAGGGCGGATTTGCCGATATCGTGGCCCGAGGAAACCGCGATCTGCAGGGGCTGGTGCCGGCTCGCAGGGTCTTTCAGGTGCGCACCGATCAGCTCCAGCACCTCACCTTGCCAGGTACGTGCCCCGGAATACCTCTCCAGCGGGCTCTCGCCCCAGGGGAAGGCGTAGCGCACAAACCCCGCCGGGTCATGCACGAAGCCGGCGACGTCCTCGACGATCGCACTCTCCAGTAAGCCCTGAGCGTTAGCTGCCAAGTGCTCTCTTTCGCGCCGCAGCTAGGCGCTGGCCCAGATTGACGTTGACGTTCATTTCGAGGGGTTTGTCGTGCAGGTGGTTCACGGTGTCGACTGGTCGCCCATAGGCCCGGTCTTCCAGGTACCGGAGCAGGTTGGTCAGGGGAATGATGGAGAACCGGTCAGAACTGCCGCTGAAGAGGCGCCGCCGCTCCAGGTCGATCATGTCCAGCCAGAGCTGCTGAGCCTTGGCTTCGGCCAGGACCTTCGCGGCCACATTGCCGTTGGTCGGCCGCTCCCGCTTCGGCCGCCCGATCGTCTTGCCTTCTCCGGGGGTACGTTTTCCGCCGCGGGCCATACTAAAGCAAAGAAACCAAAGCGCTACAGCCCCCCTAATGCGCACTCGACAGCTTCAGAAGCCGCCTGATCGCTGACCCGCAGATACGCTCCCGTGGAAG